GAAAATAATGTATCTCAAAATTTTAGATACACTACTAGAGATGAAATTAATAATTTTTTATCTTGTAAATTTAAATCGACAACTAACTAGAGGAAAAAATGAAAGTAATATCTAATACTTCTGGATATGATACGAAAAAATTAAAACAAATTTTTTCTATGTGTTATTCAGCAATAAAAAGAACAGAGGGATCACTTTGGAGATGGAAAGGTTTGAAAGTGATTATTAAAAATATGCAAAATCACAAAAAATGGTACAGAAAAGGATCATATAGTGGTTACGCATATTTTAATAAACAATATGGCACTCAACCTGATATGGTACTTAGGTTAACTCCTGACATGAAAATAAGTACTATCTCACAATTATTTGCTCATGAATTAATGCATTGTTATGGATTCGATCATAGCGGATTTAGGCATGATCCTTTAGACGATGTTGATGTTGAAAAAATAAGAGCAAAGTTTAAGGGTGTTAATTTATTATCAGTTCCCAAACCAAAAATTAAGATTGATCATGTTGCTTTAAGAAAAAAAACAGCAGAAAAAAATCTTAAAAATTGGCTAAGGAAATTAAAGTTAGCTGAAAATAAAGTTAAGAAATATAAAAAGAAAGTTAAATACTATCTTAGAAAGGATACAGATGAAACTATTAACTAAAGCGATTAAAGATAAATTAATTGCTAATCATAAAAACCAAGATAAGGAATTTTCAAAAGAGTTTAAAGTAGTTGTAAAATTCTTTAATCCATATGGTCGTGGCACTTGGTATTTATCTGAACTTGATCCAGAAACTAATATTGCTTATGGATTATGTGTTTTAGATTATAACGAGCTTGGTTATGTAAGTCTTGATGAACTTTCAGAATACAAAGGTCCTTTTGGTCTTGGTATAGAAAGAGATAAATATTTTTCATCAAATAAATACACACCAAGAGAGTGCAAACAATTTCACAAATCGAAAGGAGCGGTGTTAACTATATGAGTATATTTGCAGATGAAGTAAGAATCGGTGAAATAAATCATGTTTGGAAAGATGGCAAGAAAACTAGTAAGACAGAACTAGAAAGCCATTTCGTATCTGATAAACCAATGTCATTAAAAAAAGTTGTAGATATGGCAGAAGTTTTTGAAGATAATCTTTCTGGTGGTTATAAATTAGTTATAACTTTGGACTTTATAGAAACATGATAATCTATCCTATAATTAGAAAATATTTAGCTCTAGCATTCGTGCTAGGGCTAGTTATAGGATTATTAATCGGAGTAATATTATGAGTGATTGGAAAGATAAAAGAATCGAAGCGATCAATAGAGTAGTAGAAAGAAAAAATCTAACTTGTTCGCCAGATAGTCCTTATTTTGATGAAGTAATAGATATTTATAATTCTGAAGCTACATCATTAAAGGAGTTTAAATTAGAAAGGAAAAAGAAAGATGAAAAAAGTAATCTTCTTAATAGTATTATTAACAAGTTGCAGTTATAAGCCTGTTATTGATACTGCTGGTAGAAGCGGAACTTTTGATATTTCTAAGTCAGATGAAATAACAAATGATCTGCAACATTGTAAAACATTAGCCAAAGATAATACTAATGGCTTTGTTGAAAGTAGTAAGTACGTTTGGAATTACTATTTTCGATCTGGTACTTTATGGCTTAGTCCTAAAGCTGAATATGACTATCCTAAATTATACAGAAATTGTCTAACGAATCGTGGACATTCGGTACTGAATTAAATGAAAAACTTAGACAAATTAAACTATGAAATAATTGGTATGATGGAAACTTTTAAGAAAAAACCTGATGCTAAATTATGTAATAGAATAACAGGACTTAAATTTAAATATTTAAGACTGTTTCAAGGAATAACTGCTGAAGCTGTTGTTCAAGATAATAAACCCTATTTTAATACTGTTTACGATTTATATAAATTTGAAAAAGGTATTAAAACAGACGTATCTAAATTATTTGCATTGACTAAGTATTATGATGATACTGACGCAATGTTTTCAGTAATTACAGATATGAAACTTAACTAGTGAGGAAAATATGTCAAATATGTGGAAAGAGTATCCTTTAAAATATAAGGATAAAACTATAGTAAAATATAATGATGATGAGCACAGATATTTTGTAGATGGTAAAGAAGTATTCTCTGCTACTACAATAATAGATCAAGGTTTAATTAAACCCTCTTTAACTAAATGGCTTGTTAATACACCGATGTATAGATTTAAAGATTTGATATCGGAAAAAATAGAAAATAAAGAACCTATTGATCGTCTAGCTTTAGACAAAATTTTTAAACAAGCTAGAGAAAAAACTAAAAATCAAAAAGAAGATGGTGCTATGATAGGTAGTGTTGTTCATAGTTTAATTGAGGACTTTCTCAATAAAAAAAAAATTCTACCTCAATCTGATCCCAAAGTTACTAATTGTTGGAACTTGTTTTTAGGTTGGTGGAATGATGCTGGTTATGTACCTATAGAGATAGAAAAAAAACTTTATAGCAAAAAGCATAACTATGTAGGTACACTTGATCTTATTGTAAAAGATAAGTCAGGTAAATTTGTTTTGATTGATATTAAAACAAGTAACTTTATATCGTTTGGCTACGTTTTACAGGCAAACGCATATCAAAAGGCATATGAAGAAGAAACAGGAAAAAAGATTTCTAAAGCATTCTGTTTAAGATTAGATAAGAGATCCGATACTCCTGAGATAGCTCATATGCCATTAACAACTAAACTATTCAATGCTTTTCTTGGAGCTAAGTATATTAGCGAACAAAGAAAAATAAGTGAATATGTATAACAAAAAGGAGAATCTGATGGCATATAATAGACCACAGTACAATAAGTACCAGAACAAACAATCTGGTAGTAATGGCGGAACTGCTAAATTTATCTCTACAAAAAAAGATAAATTAATATTAGCAGTAGAACTCAATAATCAAAATTTAGTATTAAAAGGTTATTGGGATAATAGATCTGGTGGATTTAAGTTGTTTCCTTATTACGATAAGACGAAAACAAATCCTCAGTTCAATCAACCTAAACAATCGTATCATCAAAATAATGATATGGACGATCAGTTACCACAATCTGAAAAGGAATGGTCGCAAGGTTCTGCGACTGATTTTAATCCAGAGGAATACGAAAACCAATTAGGTGATTAATGAGTAACGATACTTTAGATAAGTACATAGAGCATAGACCTAAAGTCTTTGATCCTGATAAAATACTTGTCTATCTGAATGCTTTAGATAAAAATAAAATCAAAGCAGAAGATGATTACGAGGAAGTAAAAGACCAAATGCAAGAACAATTAGATTACATCATTACTGAAAAAGTTGAAAATCTAAAATGTTCGATAGCTCTTGCTAAAGTGAAAGCTACTAATGACGATAGGTATAAAGAAATTAGAGCTACTTACAGAAAAAGAAAAGCCTATTATCTTTTAAAAAAAGTAGAAGCTAATAATGGTCATTCTTATTGTGAGAATCTAAAGCAAAAATCTATCAATCAGTTAGCGATAGATAAACTTACATTAAAACATTAATGTTTATATTGAGGGCGAGAAATCGCCCTTAATGTCTAGTAACTTCAAAATTAGAAATATCTGTATTCTCATCTATTCTTTCAAAAGAATAATTGTAATCTACTAGAGTAACATCATCACGTTCTTTTACTTGTTGAACCATATCGCTAACTCTAGGAAAGCTAGGAGTAACATCTATGAATCTAAAAGCAACATAGTGTCCATACATAGAAGCTGATGTTTCTATTTGCATTTCTAAATCTGTAATTACTGCATCGATCATAATGCAATATAACTTATTTAAAATTTAATTTATATTATTTTTTTTTTATGATGTCTGCACCTTTAAGACCATAAATGGCACTCACTACTCCTATGAATAATGCTTGATACCAAAAGGGCATATTATTAAATTGATTAAAAAACTTATCGACCTTTTCCATAATTTCTGGATCATCACTAAAGATACTCCAAATTAATAACATCACAGGAGCCGAAACTAAAATTAATACGAACTCATCTTTCCAGCCTTGTTGATTATTTTGCATTACAGCTTTTTGATACTCTACTTCTCCATTAGCCATTTTTTCTGCGTGACGCATTTCTGCAACTGATTCAAATTCTTTTGCTCGTCTTCGATTAGAAGCAATAGACATTCCTGTTTTAATTATTCCTGGTACTAATTTAGATGCAATGTTTAACCACATAATTATTTCTGTTGTATTTTTTCTATCAGCATATCTATAACATGTTTTGCTTTATTTAGGTCTTTAATCTGATCTTTTATATTTTTATGTTTTAAATTATATCTCGAAATATATTTTACTACTTTGACCTGACAGGCATTAAGATTATTATCCATAGCATAGTCTAAAGGCTGAATTTTTAGCTTTTTATACCAATCTCCACCCACTTGCTCGGAAAAAGCTGATTCGTTACTCTGCGTGGCTCTATGGCTCTTTAACAGGGTATTTTTTAGCTTATTAGAACTCATACAAGGGTTTTAATCCAATCTCCTTTAGAATTCAAGACCATTGGTAATAATTTAGGATATCCATCTATAATTACAGCACAACCTAGAATAAACCTTGTTTTAAAATTTTTTGCGTAATTGAAAGCCATCGACTTTTGGTTGATCAAACAACCTACATTCATAGCAAAGAATAAATTATCAGGATTTGCCCACCAAGATATTAAAAACTTCGTATGATAATGCCCTTGCACAGCAGACATACCCATTGTTTGCGATACCTTACTTATATCAGCACTACGACCATGCGTAAAAAAACATCTTTGTCCATTTGACATTGTAAGAGTTAAATCATCAACCCATTTCCATTTTTTTGTGCCTAAAAAATCTCCGTAGTCTTTTAGAAACTCTTTACTCATTCCAAACTTTAAAGCTCTACGATAAACTAAACTAGAGTGATTACTATCTACTTCTGTAACTTTAGGAAAAATCGATTCTAATTCTTTTACATGTTTTCTAGCTTCTCTTAATTCATGACCAGCAGAAAATAAATCTGGATCATGTGAGTGCATAGATATGGCATGAAAGTCGAGAAGATCACCAATATTGACTACGAACTGTGGCTTATATTCTTTTTTTATTTCACGTAAAAATTCCATACTATCTTTATGATGGAATGGCACGTGCATATCCGATATGACTAAAATCCGTTTAAAACCCATACTAAGGGTTGTACAACTATTTGGAGATAATGTAAAGGAGTTGACCTATAACTAACAAACCAATCGCACCTAAACTATATAAGATACGATCAATATCTTTTTT